TTGATGGGACGAATGATGTTATTGAAATTCCATATTCTAAAGATTTTGATATGCCTTTTCAAGAAAGTATGACAATAGAGTTTTGGTTTAATCCACAAGAAGGTACAGAGTATCATTGGATGGGTAATCAACAAGCTGATGGATATAAAGGATGGGGGTTTCGGACAGCGAGTAGTGGTAAATTAGATTTGAATTATTGGTCAGGAACAGCAAAAGAATTTGATTTATCTATTGCAGAAGTTAGACAACTAACCATGCAACATGAAGGTTGGGAAGAAACTTGGACTAAGTTCCTTATTAAAAAAGATTTAGAAACAACTTTCCGAAATCAATCAAAGTAAGGTAAGCTTAGCCTATGTCTAAGCCACTTAAACATCAACAAGTTATGAAACTTTGTGTGATGACTGAAGAAGATGTCTTCGGTGATAAACAAACTCTAGCAGAGATGATGGAGATTGTTGCCGATGCTATCAAAGAAAAAAGGTTCTATTTTGAACTAATCAATCCACCAAAGGAACATGGGAAACAAGAAAACAGTAGCTAGAAACAAAGGTATATCCTCATCGCCTAAAAGGTTTTTGCAATATCTTTTATGGCAATCTAAATCAAAACGAATCGCTCAAGGTTATGAATATACATTAACCATTGATGAAGTTTTAGATGTTTATAACAAACAACAAGGACTTTGTGCCGTTTCGGGTGTAAAGATGACACATTTAAAAGGACAGGGACACCTCCACAAAAATATGTCAATCGATCGCATAGATAACAATAAAGGTTATACGCAAGATAATGTGCATATTGTATGTTATTACATCAATATGATGCGACGCACTATGAATTTGGATGAGTTTAAAGATGTATGCAAAGAAATTACTACGTTTACTTTACTCAGAAATTATTGTTCTATTGATGAATTAAAAGAAAGATCTATAAGTGAGTGGTGGAGAATCCAACCTGTCATAAACATGACGGTTGATGCAAAAAAATGAGCCCTGCAAGAGGGCCCATTTACTAGACGTAACTTAGGATACGTATACCCAAAGTTCAATTGTTCCAGTACCACCGCCAGCTGGGCCAGCTTGTACTGTGATATCAATTGTATCATCAGATGAGTACTCATAAGGTGCAAAAGTCGCATCAGTTTTATCAACGCCACCAGCTTGTCCACTTGTAGAACCATCAATGATTCTGTCAGTGTCGCCGCCGTCGCCAACATCAAGGACTAAGGTTGTACCTGTATCAAGATCGTCAACTTTTAGTACGACGTCATGTACAGTTTCACCAGAGAATACATCAACCATTTTAATAACATCACTTGTTGCAATAGCAGTAGTAGCCTCAAATTTTGAATATCTAACACCCATTTGCCCAGAAGGGAATGGTTTGAAAGATTGATTACCACTTACTACGTCTGAAGTATATTCTGCCATTATGGTCTCCTATTTGTGTATCACATCAACATGATGTAATATTTAAAAACATAAAGCATTCAGGAAGAATGTCAACAATGATTAAGGATAATTAAATGTCTAAAGTTTTAGTCAAACGCAACCCCATTCATCCTTACACATACAAGAATCCTGACGACTTGCCACGCATCCAATGGAAACTAGTTTCTAAAGGAGTTGCATACAACATGGTACACAGTAAGCAAATCGGTTGGGAGCGAGCTAAGAAAGGTGAATACGAAGATTGGCAACAACAAATGAAACAACGAGGTTTTAAAATTTTATGAACAAAATCTATCTTGACTTTGAAACTTATTACGATACAGAAGTATCACTCTCAAAAATTACAACGCTACAATACGTGCATCATCCAGACTTCAAAATCTGGGGTGTTGGTGTAAAGCTTAATGATGAACCTACCGAATGGTATGGTGAAGATGATTATCTTGATGCATTACAACAGATCCCCTGGGAAGACTGTGCAGTAGTTTGTCACAACACTCTGTTTGATGCATACATTTTGACACAGCATCTAGGGTTGTATCCCGCATACTATTACGATACAGCTGCGATGGCCCGGGGTTTGTATCCAAATCAATCAGCTGCATTGAAAGCAGTAGCTGAACGTGTGTTTCCTGATGATGAAACTATGCGTAAAGGAGAAGAACTAGTCAATGCAAAAGGTATTCGCGACTTACCTCCTGACATTGAAGAACAAATTGCTGGTTATTGTATACAAGACGTAGATCTAACTTATGCAATCTTCAACAAGTTTATACAAGATTATCCAGCTGATGAGCTCGATGTAATCGATCTTACTTGTCGCATGTATGTAGAGCCAAAGTTGACCTTGAACCGTGAACTTTTGCTCAAGCACCTTGAAGATACTAAAGTTAAAACAGCACAACTTATTAAAGACTCAGGAGTAACACGCGAAGTTCTTGCATCTCAAAAAAAGTTTGCTGAACATTTAGAAAGCTTAGATATTGTTGTACCAACTAAGAAAAGCCCCAATACAGGTAAACAAATACCTGCATTTAGTAAAACAGATTCGGCGTATATACAAATGCAAAACGTTTATCCTGAATACAAACACATCTGGGATGCCAGGGAGGCTGTAAAGTCACGCTTAGAAGAAACACGCGCACAAAGGTTTCTAGAAAACATTAATCCAGACGGGACATTTCCTGTGCCGCTTAGGTATTATGCCGCACACACAGGACGATTCGGTGGTACAGAAAGTCTTAACTTACAAAACCTGCCCCGGGGATCTGTGTTACGTAAAGCACTCACAGCTCCTGAAGGCCAACGTTTGTTTGTTGCTGACTTATCAAACATCGAAGCCCGCATGCTTGCATGGCTTGCCAACCAAGAAGATTTACTTGACGCTTTTGCAGCAGGACGTGATGTATACAGCGAGTTTGCATCACAAATTTATGGCAAGCCTGTAACCAAAGCTGACAAACTAGAACGTTATGTTGGTAAAACAGCTATCTTGGGGCTAGGTTATGGTATGGGGCATGAAAAATTTAGATACACACTCAAGACAGGTTCTCCTTCAGTTGATGTAAGTTTGATGACTGCGCTTAGTGTTGTCACTCAATATCGTGCAATGTATCCAAACATACCAAGGCTTTGGGCTGCATTTAAAGAACATCTTTACACTATGGCTGCAGGCGGAAACAACACAGGTTTACCTTATGGGCCTCTCATTGTTCGTGGTAAAGCTATAGAACTACCTAATAAAATGCGTTTACAGTATCCAGAACTTTCGTTTTTATCAGGTGAGTTTACTTATAATTCAGGTAAAAATACTACAAGAACCTACGGAGCTCGTATGGTAGAGAATGTAGTACAAGCATTAGCCCGGGCCGTAATTGTAGAACAAATGCTAGCAGTAAACAAAATGCCAGAAGTATCAGTTGTATTACAGGTACATGATGAGATTATATCTATTGGCTCAAATGTTGATGCAGACGAGACACTAGCTAAAATAATCGATATAATGAAGACACCTCCTCTTTGGTGTTCAACATTACCACTTGACGCAGAGGGAGATCATAGCCAACAATATGACAAATGAGCAATCTAGTTTTAACACGCAGAAAGGGGGACTCAATCATAATACAAAAAGATGATAAACAGCTCTGTAAAGTAACAATTACAGCACTCGGTCCCAAACAAGTTAAACTTGCATTCGAAGCAGATTCAAAAGTTATTATTGACAGGGAAGAAATATATAATTCAAAACAACAACAATAGGAGATAAACATGGAGTTAGTTTTCCTTAAAGCAAAGCAAAAGCTTGCTAAGAAAATATCGGAACAAGGTGTAACACCTTATCCACTCATTAAGAACTTTACATCAGTTCATAAAACAATAAAAAAAGATCCAAGTAAGTTATTAACTGAACTTACAAAAGCGGCCGCAGCTGGTATGTGTTTACATAAAGGTCCACTCAAACGCGAACTTAATCATGAACCTCGCGCATTGATGACAGACAGAGTTGCATCAACTGAGTTACTTGTATTAGATTTTGACAACATACAAGTACCTTTACCTAAAAAACCTGACTTAAATACTCAAGATTTAGAAAACTTAGCTGAGCAACTTATACAACAGATGCCCCAGGAGTTTCATGATGTAACGTACATCGCTCAAGCCAGCGCTTCTCTTGGGTACAAAAAAGATTCTGTATCCTTACATATCTTTTTTATTTTAGAAAACTCTATACATCCAAAAGTTCTTAAAGAAACACTTAAGTTATTAAATTACGAAACTGAA